GATTTAGTATCATGGATTGATAAAACATTTCCAGCATTAGGAGGTTTAGGTAATTTATTCGATAGAATAAAGAAAATAGCGATGGGCAGTTTAGGCTCAATTATTGAAAGTTTTAAAGTAGTTGGTGAGGTTATTGGTAATGTTTTTAAAGGTGAATTTAGCAAAGCAGTTGATGTTGCTGGAACTTTTGGAACAAGAGTAAGTCAGGCATACACAAAAGCATACATTGAAGAAAACAATAAACAGGCTGCTGAAAGAGAGGCTAAGTTATTGGAGGGTATGATTAAAACCCATGAAAGAGAAATTAAGTTAATAGAAGCACAGGGTAAAGATAGTTATGCAGCAAAAAAGAAACTATTAGAAGAAGAATTAAAATTATTAGAATTTCAAAAAACTAAAGAGAGTAACGAGTATAAGGATAAATATCTTGAATTACAGATATTAGAGATAGAGCATCAAAAAAAGATTTCTGATATAAAGAAAAAAGCAGAAGAAAAAGCAACTGCTGATTTTTTTAACAATTTAAAATTAGAATATGAAAAACAACAAGGCTTAAATCAAATTAAAGAAGATGCTGCTAAAATTGATGAAGATAGGAATAAAAAAACTTTAGAAAATGTAACAGCCTTTGCTAATAAAAGAATAGAGATAGCAACCTTTGATGCTGAAAAACAAAAAGAAATAGTTGCTGAAAGAAACAAACAAATATTTAACGAAGAAATAGCTATAGCAAATGCAAGATTACAAGTTGCATCTGATATTACAAATGGCCTTACTGCTTTAGGAAATGCTTTTATAAAAGACCAAAAAAAGTTAGAAAAATTTAATAAAGCAGCTGCATTAATTCAAATTGGAATTGATACTGCAAAAGCTATCTCAGCTTTAGTTGCTGCTTCAAATGCTAATCCAGCTAATGCGGTTACTTTTGGAGGTGCTGGAATTGCTCAATTTGGGGCTGGACTTGCTCAAATATTAACTAATATTGCAAAAGCTAAACAGATATTAAGCAGTTCAAGTTCAGGATCAAGTACACCAACTTTAGGCGGTGGCGGAGGAATCCCATCTGCAGGAGGTAGTAATATGCCACAAACAAATGCACCTGGTGGATTTACTTCAGATGTTAGTGGTCAAAGAGTAACTAATCAATCAGGCGAGGGTGCTAACCAACAAGGTCAATTTAGAGTTTATGTATTAGAATCCGATATTACTGCAACTCAGGATGGGGTGGCTGGTATTAAAAGAAAAGCAAAAGTAATTTAATATTTATACTTACAATTATGAACACATATTATTTAGAAGTAAATGAGAATGATGAAACAGGAGTAACTGCTGTTGCATTCGTAGATAAACCAGCCATTGAATTGAACTGGCAAACCTTCAGAGAAATTGGAGTAATGCAACAGTTTAAAACACTTAACGAAGAACGTAGAATTGTAAGCGGTGTATTGATGTTAGCCAATACTCCTATCTATAGGAGGGATGAACAGAATGGCGAATATAATGTGATTTTTACTCCAGATACCATTGAAAAAATAGTGAATAAATTTTTTAAGCAAAGTAATCAAGCATCAGTAAACGGAATGCACAATGCAGATTTTACTATTGATGGTGTTTACATGTTTGAATCTTTTATCATTGATAAGTCAAGAGGTATAAAAGCACCAGAGGGATTTGGTGACATACCGGAGGGCAGCTGGTTTGGTAGCTTTAAAGTAGAAAATCAAGATATTTGGGATAGCTACATTAAGACCGGAGTATTTAAAGGCTTTAGTGTTGAGGGCATGTTTAATCAATCACTTACAAAGGCTGATAATGCTTATAGTCAGATGATAAATTTATTGGATGAGTTACTTCTACTGGCACAAAATAAATAATTAAAATACTTACTATTAAAGACAAATATCATGTCAGACAAAAACAATTTATTAATCGAAAAATTTGAACAACTTAAAAATGTGTTTACAAGCACATTCAGCAGTCAATCTGCAGAAGTTGTATCAGAATCTTTTGCAACTGTTAAAACAGCTGAGGGGGTAGAATTAACCATCGAGGGTGAGTTAGCAGTAGGCTCAAAAGTTACAATGCAAGATACCAGCGGCCAATTAGTACCAGCACCGGAGGGGGCGCATACGTTGGAAGATGGAACTGTTATTGTTATACTTAATGGGGCTATTTCTGAAATAAATCCAAAAGCTGAAGCCCCAAGTGTTGAGGTGGAAGTAGAAAACAAAGGATTGGATTTTACAACACAAATTAATACTATTTCTGAGGTATTAAATTCTTTAACTGCAAGAATTGAGGGTATTGAAAAAACAGTAGCTGCTCAATCTTTTGCTAAAGTTGAAGATTTATAAAGCATTAAAGAAGTAGTTACTAAGACTTATGCAGTAGTTGAGGGGTTAGTAAACACTCCAGCTGCAACAGTTGAAAATAAATTTAGCACTAATAAACGTGCAGATAAAATAAACGAATTAAGAAACCTATTAAACAACTAAGATCATGTCATTTGTAGTATCAAGTTTAACAAATTATACTAACGAGCAAAGCAAAAAATTAATTGCTGCCGTTCAGTTCAAAGCAGAAACAGCTGCATTAGCTGCAATTCAAACAGGTGTAAAGAGTGCTGCTGCTTTACAAATATTAACAGTTGATCCGGTGCCTCAAGATGGTGCTTCATGTGGATTTAACGCATCAGGTACAACTACATTCACTCAAAGAACAATAACAGCTAAGGCGGTTAAGTTTGAAGAGATTATGTGTTTACGTGATTTAGAAGCTAAATGGACACAAATTCTTTTAAGAAACGGTCAAAAATATAGCGAATCTGATGTACCATCAGTTATTATTGATGAGATTACTAAGAAAATCATGGCACGTTTAGAAACTGCAGATTGGCAAGGTGATACTGCTTCTGGTAATGCTTATATCAAAACTTATGATGGTTTAGCTAAAATTATCAAAGCTGCTTCTGGAGTAGTTGCTGCAACTTCTTCTACAATTAATGAAACTAACATCCGTACAATTATGCGTGATATTGTTTCTAAAGTACCGGATGCTTTAAAAGGAAACCCTGAATTTACTATATTCTGCGGATATGATGCTTACACTACTTATTTAAATAAGATTAGTGCTGACAATCATTTCCACATGTTTGATGCTTCTGTTTATGGTGAAATGAGAGTTGAAAATTCACCTTATAAATTAAAAGCAGTTCATGGATTAGATGGCACAAATGAGATTTATGCTGCTTTACCATCTAACTTAGTATTAGGTGTAGATATGGAGGGTGAAGAAGAAAAAGCTGCATTGTGGTATTCTCAAGATGATGACAATGTTAAGTATTCATTCCGTTTCCGTAGAGGCTGGCAGATTGCAATACCATCAGAGGTTATTAAATACGCTAACACTTAATTAACTAATTAATTTAACCTTAAAGCCCTCACCACCATAATGGTGGGGGTTTTTAATTAAAACATAAAAAACATGCCTTGTTTATTAACATCCGGATATACATTAGACTGCGCAGATAGCGTAGGAGGTATAAAAAAAATATACATCACAGAGTTAGCGAATAAAGCTTCGATAACTGCTGCAAGTGGAATTATAACAGCATTTACTTTAAGTGCTGGTAAAAAATTCTTCACTTATGAATTGCAAAAAGAAACTTCAAACTTAGTAGAAAACATCACTCGCAATAGTGTTAATGGTACTACATTTTATGAGCAAGTATTACAATTCACTATTCGTAAAATGGCTGCATCATTAAGAAACGAGATTAAGTTATTAGCACAAAATAACGTAATGATTATAGTATTAGACCGTAATGGTAAATACTGGTTATTAGGTGAAAACAACGGATGCGAGATGACTAATTCAACTGCTGCTACAGGTACTGCAATGGGTGATTTTAACGGATATACTTTGAACTTTCAAGGTATGGAAGAAGCACCATGCCAGGAAGTAAGCTCAGGATTAATCGCTGCCTTAACAGCATAACAAAAGTCTTTATCGTAGTTTAGGCTTTTAGCCCCATGTCGATGGCATGGGGTTTTTTTGTTACATAATACTATTGATTTATACTTACTAATATGATACAGATAACAAAGGGAACTACTAATAATGTGGCATTAACCTTAACAGAAAAATGCACATTAACAAGCCCATATTACTTATTTGTTTTTCAATCAGATGAAACAAGGGATTTATATAAGTTTATCGCTGCTGATACTTCTACCCATCCTGATAGGTATAATTTATTTGCTATTGTTGAAACAGATAGCAGTCCTGATCCTTTGGATGGTGAGATTGAGTTGCCGATTGTTGGATTTTATAAATATAAAGTTTATGAGCAAACCAGTTCAACTAACTTAGATCCGGCACTTGCAACTGGAATTGTAGAGGTGGGTAAAGTACAAGTAATTGAAATACCACCAGCAGATGACATATTAAATAATACTAATAATATTAACTACGTTTATAATGAGTAGAGGTTTAAAAGGCGAATATAAAATTAGCCACATAGCATTTGAAAATCACAAAGTACCAGAATTTAAAGAGGTAAGGGGTAAAGATATAATTCTGTTTGGTGATAATAATTTATATCCGCAATACTTAATTGAATTAGTTAATAGGTCATCTAAGCACAATGCTATTATAACTGGTAAAGCTGCATTTATAACTGGTCAAGGTTTTGAAACTTCAGAAGATTCAGCTTTACAGTCTTTTATAAATAATACTAATGGCGAGAATTTAAACAAGGTATTGTATAAGGCTGCGTGGGATTTAGAGTTATTTGGTGGCTTTGCTTTACAAATAGATTTTGGAATATTGGGAAATAAAATTGCTTTAATTAGTCATATTGATATATCTAAACTAAGAAAAGTTAAAGATGAAAGTATTATACTTTATTCAGATAATTGGGCATTAGGAAGCAGAGCAGAAAAGATAACTTATAAAGTTTGGGATGCAACTGCTAAAAGAGAGGGTACTTATATTTATTATTTTAAGCAGTATAGAACTGGAATAGAAACTTATCCAATACCTGAATATATTGGTAGCATAGCAGCTATAGAAACGGATGTAGAGATAAACAATTTCCACTTAAATAATATCAAACAAGGTTTTGCAGCTGGTATGATGGTAAACTTCAATAATGGAGTACCTAATAATCCAGAAAAGCAAAGAGAGATTGAACGTAAATTAAAAGCTAAATTTCAAGGAACTGATAATGCTGGTGGTGTAGTAATTAATTTTAGTGATAGCCCAGAAAAGAAGCCTGATATTTTACCACTTCAGCCAAGTGATTTAGATAAGCAGTTTGAGCAGTTAAGGAAAGATACCAACCAAGAAATATTTACAGGTCATAAGATTACAAGCCCTCAGTTGTTTGGTGTTGATGGCGAAAGTGCATTTAGTAGAAATGTTATTAATGATGCACAGGAAGCATTCCAAGTTAATTACATTACCCCTAAACAGAGATTATTAGAAGAATGTTTTAACTATTTAGCTAAGATTAATGGAATAGTAACTGAATTAGTTATTGTTAAAAACAAAAGTTTAGGTATAGCCTTTAGTGAGCAAACTGTAGTTAGTGTAATGACTAAAGAAGAAATAAGAGAGCATTTAGGTTTACCACCATTAGCGGTTAATGTAGTAGAACAATCACCAGATCAGGCGCAACCTCAAGGAATGGTTAATGACCATTTAAAAGGATTAACTGGCAGACAGACACAGAATTTAATGCGTATAGTTAGAAACTATGATCGTGGTAAAATAACTAAAGACCAGGCATTATTAATGATTAAATCAGGTTTTGGATTGAGTGATGAAGAAGCATTGACTTTTTTAGGCGAAACAAACGACCAGCAGTTTAGCATTGATTTATCAGCTGAACAAACTAAGATATTACAACTATTAAATAAGGCCCCAATGCTGGATGATAAACAGCTAAGTGTTTTATTAAATATACAAATTGAATTTATTAAGCCATTAATTTTAAGATTAAAAGAATTAGGATTAATTGAAGAAGTAAACATAGCTGGTGAACATCGCAGATTATTAAGCGAAGCTGGTGAAAAATATGCAGAATTATACTCAGGTGATTTTACTTCAGAGGTAATGGATGACAAGAGAAAGTTAGATATATTTATGTCATTTGGAGAAGAATTTACAAAAGATAACTGTTATAAATTTGCTTCTGAATTTGAATTAACTCAATTAGATAAAAGCATTTTAGCGAGTATTAAAGGTAATAAAAGATTAGATATATCAGCAATTTCAAGATCATCTAAAGTAAGTGAATCAGATATTAATGATAGATTAATCGCATTAAAAGATGAGGGTATAATCAATATCAAAGAGATTAAATCTTATGGCATAACGGAATTGGAATATAAGATAACCGATAAGGGTAATTCTATTTTTAAAGATAGTGAGCCTAAAGTAAAAATGATTGAGGTATTTTATAAGTATGGTAAGAATCCAACGGTTAAAGGCCCATCAGTTATTGATACTACAAGAGAATTTTGCAGAGAAATGATTAATGCAACTAATACTGATAATAATAAATTTAAGTTATTTAGTCGCACAGATATAAATAAATTAAGCAATGTATTGGGTTATAATGTTTGGGAACAGCGAGGTGGTTATTATCATAATCCTAATAACAATACAACAACACCATATTGCAGACATATTTGGCAACCTGTTAAAATAGTTAAGAAATGAGTTATCAAATCTATAACGATACTGCAACACTTAAAATAGTTGAAAATGGCGCAACCAGAAACCTTGCTAAAGCTGTTTGTGGTGTTAGAGATTTTGGTGATTATATTGTTTTTAGCTATGATGGTGATAACGATTATTTAAAGATATTATATTCTGATGTAACTGTACCATCAAGCGCATCAGCAACCGCATTGAGAAATATCATAAATGGATATTTAACACAAACTATATCAACTACTATAGATACAACTGGATTAGCTACAAGTGCAAAGCAACAACAAATGATAGCTTTATTGCAACAATTGGTTAATTGTAGTTGTAATACTCAGCCTTGTGGCTCAAATGGTTATGTTCAAACAATTTTATTAGCGTAATGGAAAAAATAATAATAGGTGTAGGTTATGGCTCATATAGTTTTAATGCTGCTTTAAAACAAGTTACGATAAGCGGTGTTACTACTGTTACAATAGAGCAATTTTTATTAATAGTTAATGTAACACAGGATACTGTTATATATAATCCTACTTGTACTGATTTAGGTGGTACATTATCGGGTAGTGTTTTAACTTTAGATTATGATACTACTTTATTTAATAATACAGATGATTTACAAATTCATTTTGCATTAAATACAACAACGGATAATTCTCCAAGTCTTTTAGCAACCGAAGCAACCTTATTAGATATAAACGAAAATTTAACTGATGGAATTATAGTTGAGCCA